TGGCTTTTAGCAAACGACCAAGCAAACAGCAATATTCTTAATCTGTACTACTACAGTGCTGGAGTTTTCTCTGGAAGAGCTTTTGTTGTTAATCAGTCTGGAAACTTTATGGTGCGGACTCCTGCAACACCACCCACTATTCCTGACAACGAGATGATGGTCTTTAATTTGACCAGCAACACCAACCTGCGTATTTCAGTCAAAGGAACGGACGGCACCACTCGCACCGCCAACATCACTCTCGCCTAATAATATGACCATCCTCTGGCTCATCGAACGCCTTCTCGTCAAGCCTCTTGAAGGCAGCAATCCCGATGTCGTAATCACCGCCGACTGGCGTTGCAACGGCACTGACGAAACCTACAGCGGCACTTGCTACGGCTCCTGCTCGTTTGCTCCTCCCACCGACCCGTTCACGCCTTACGACGAACTCACGCAGCAGCAGGTGCTGGACTGGTGCTACGAGAACGGCGTGGACAAGAACGCGATTGAGGCAAACGTCACCGCGCAGATCGAGAATCAGATCAACCCGCCGGTGGTGACGCTGCCGTTGCCGTGGGCGGCGCAGCCTTTACCGCCGGTGCCGCCTCCGGTTGTGGTTGCACGTGATGAACCTTTTCTCGACTCTACCGCCGAATGATCAAGATCGAACTCACCCAGGAGCAGGCCAACGCGCTGCTTCAACTCATCGACATTGCCATCAAGGCCGGTGGCTACCAGAACGCCAAGGTGGGTGTTCCTTTGGCCGACATCATCCTCGCAGCCGCACAGCCTAAACCCGAGTAATGGAACCAACGAACAGCAGCACTAGCCCCGGTCTCTCCCTAGCAGCAGCAGCAGGTGCTACCGCTGTTTCGTTTATTCCGTGGCTTACCGACTGGGTTCAGCTTATCACCGCGCTGATTGGATTAGCCTGCGCCATCTACGCTGCATTTCGATTATTCCGCTCCAAATGAAAAACACGAAAACCACTCTTGCTGGTCTCGGTGCCATTCTCGTTGCTGTTGGAGGAGCCTTGAAGGCTGTCTTCGATAACGACCCGACAACCAACCTCGACCTGACTACCACCATTGCCGCGGTGACCGCCGGCATCGGCCTGATCTGGGCTAAGGATGCCGACAAGAAGCCGGAATGAATGTGGTCGAGCAGATCGTGACAGCTATTCTTAAATGGCTGACCGGCCTGGCTAAAACTGAACCAACAGCCGAAGATGCCAAACCAGACCCTGAGCTTAAACAAAAGCTGCTGGATCGCGTTGATAAGTCTGGCCTCTAGCTGTGGCTGCTCAACCCGTGTGGTATATGTGCCCCACGGAGAGCCTGTGCGCCTGGCTGAGAGCGTTAAGGCGCGAGTCTGGGTCAAAGGTGCAGACGGTGTTCATGTCCTCTCCAAGAACCGTATAACGCTCGCAGAAGGTTGGTACGCTCTCCCTAAGGAATAAAATCATGGCCCAGCAAACGATCAATATCGGCACCATTGCCAACGACAACACCGGGGACACCCTCCGTGGCGCCGGTGAGAAGATTAACGACAATTTCGACGAGCTGTATGCCGCGGTGCCGTTGGTTGCACCGAGCACCTGGGTGCCCACACTGACGGACTCCGGCGGTGGCCGCACCTTCAACATCACCACCAACACGGCCCGGCACACGTCCATCGGCTTCGTGACCACCTTCACCGCGGACGTCACCGTCAACTCGGTGACCGGATCCGCCACAGGCAACCTCCGGCTGTCGCTGCCCGACGCCGTGACCTACGAGGCAGCCGCCGCGGTGTGGCTGACCGACGCAACCAACCAGGCTAAGACCTCCATCATCGCTCGGTTAATCGCCGGCACCAGCTACCTAGAGCTATGGCACTTCGAGACAGGGAGCGCCACCAGTCTGGCCCCCCATCTCCAAGCCACCAGCCGCCTGATAGTCTCCGGCACTTATTTTACCACCTGATGACCACCATCGGATCCAGTCTCCAGCAGGGCATGGCGGTCCTCCAGCAGATGCTGGGGGCGCCAATGTTCATCTGGGAGGGGACATCGATCCGGTGCATCCCGGCTGCGGTCACCGATGCCAACACCCCGATCTCCGGTGGGTTCCAGGATAACGTGACCTCCCGGATCCTGGTCATGTTCTCCGACTGGAAGACCTGCGACAGCACACTGGTCTCGATGGATTCGACGCTCTACACGCTCGACCAGGGGACGACGTTCTCCAGGCTACTCAAGGAGGACGGCCTGTTCATCCTCCAGGAGAACACCGACCGCATCGCTCTAACCTTCTGCAGGCCGAAGCCTGTGGTCGGTAGGACTCTCGTCTATCAAGGCCGCACGCTCCGCATCCTGTCCTGCCGTGTGGATGCCTCCGGCGCCTACTACAATCTGGAACTGGGGGCTAAAACCAAGTGAGGCCTGTCGTCAACATGACGGTCGACTCCAGCAAGTTCGATGCTGCCATGAAGCAGTATCTACTGACGACGAGCCGCGATCTTCACAAGGCCATCAACAGCCGGTTTTTTTACCTGATGGTGCGACTGTTCGTCCTGGTGCCGCCCAAGAGCCCGGGCCAGGAGCGCCGGAGGATAGCCGACTACCTCGGGGCATCTGCCGGCAACCTAAACAGAAAATCCAAGAAGACTGGTAAGCGCATCGGAACCTCAAGAATCCTTAGAAGAGTCCATCTGATCGTTCAGGCAAAAGCCGCTAAAAACCCAACAGCAAACCTAAACGGAGGCCAGGGTCTTTACGGAAAAAGAATGAAGGCGGCAGCCTCGGCGCTGATGAAGAAATCCATCGCATCGGTTGGATACCTGAGGTCCGCGGTGGTGAAATCCATCAGAATCTACAATCGAGGATTCACTCAATTTCAAAGTCCTAAATGGAAACCGCTTTCTAAACCTGCCAGCTACAAAGCGCCAAAGAAAACAAACGCGGCTTTGGTTTCATTGGCCAATCAATATGGTCTTCCTCAGGAAAATGTAGGCATCCATAAAGGAACCGTTGCCCACGGTGTGCAGGCGGTTCCTGGGTGGAATCCACACGCATTTGTTTCTATGAGGACAGGAATATCAGATAATCAGTACAACCGAGTATCTGAGATCTACAACCAGGCCATGCAGAAAGCCATGGACGACGAGACAACCGAGATGGTCAACCACATGACCGAGGCCCTCCTGGCCAACGGTAAGGTTCTCGAAGACAACGGAATCTCAATCAGATGAACGCCGCCGCCTTACGAGCTGAACTTGCAGTCGCTGACTACCTGGCTGCCGCCGACTGGTCGACATCCGGCGCCGGCACGCCCACCTGCCTCACGTCCTACAGCCGCGGCCTCTATGACGACCCAGACGAGCAGGACGTCATGCCCAACTTCCCACGCCTGGTGGTCTCGACCAACTCCGCGCGACCTGTCCAACGCACCGACCTGACCTGTGAGGTCGAGATCGCTGTCGAGCTCCAGCTATCTGCCGACGACACCAACGAGTCGGCAATGCTGACCACCGTCCAGGTGCTCGACAATCGGATCCTGCCGCTCTTTGATGACGCCGGGGCCTCTGCCCTTGATGCGCCATCAAACGACGCCAGCGGCCCGTTTACGGCGCAATTTGCAGCCCCTCTCGACTTTGGTGGCTCATCAATCTCTAATCGGTCCAGGACGTTCACTAGGACCTTCACCCTCTATTGTTCGGCAACCATCTAACCACACACACGCATGGCTAATTCACAAGGACTCGCATACCAATTTGGTTCACCGGCTTCGGTAACCATGTTCGACACCGATAACTCAACCGCAGTTTTCACCGCCCTGGCGTCGATAGAAAGCTACGACCTTACTCACGAAGCCGACACCGAGGAGGTTCGTAATTCCGGCGGCGAGGTGGTCAGTCACATCGGCTACAACGAGCGGGTGACGCTGAACCTGAACCTGATTCCATCCGGAGCCAATGCAACCGCCGCCCTAGCCTTCTGCTCGCTCGCTCCGGTCAATGGAACGGTGGGAATTACTGGCGCCCCAGTGATTAAGATGATGGGCACATCCGACATCCTGAACACCGGCCGGTTCATCTATGCCGGCGGCGGATCGGTAAAGATGACCCAGAGCGGCAAGGCGACAG